TAAAACTAGTGATGGATTAGAATCTCTTAAGTGGATGATAAGAGATGCTAAACAATAACTATATTAAGTATAATATACTTTTTATATTTGGGTTGAGAGATTAACGAAAAGAGGCTATTGTGTCGTTAATCTACTCTCCCACTTTCAGGAGAACTATTTAATGGATAATATAAGAAAAGGTTGTGGCTATTCATTTTCTAAATGGATGGGTTATATACCCAAAAAGAGAGAAAATAAAATTAGATATAAGGTATTACGTGATTATTATAATGATGACTTAACACCTAGAGAAGTTTATATTAAGGAGGGTTTGTCGTGGGAAGGCGACAACACTCAGAACGATATATAGACATGGTTATGGAAGATGGTCGGGAAAGAACTGCAAGGCAAGTTCTTGATGAAATAATGAATAGATGGTTTGATTCAGGTAATAAATCTACTATTTATGTTCCCGAACATAGAAAAATTTGCCATTACCTGAAAGCGCAAAGAAAATACGAAGCAGTTCGTAAAAGTCGCTATGGCATTATCTATCGCCTACATACTGAAGAAGAATAAGATTCGTATGTAGTCATAATGATAGAGATAATAGATGAGCGAGGTTCATATACCCTCTCATCGTTTAGAAAACAGTAGACGGAGGCCCAGTGCGGGTCTTTGTTAGGCAGAAAAAAAGGAAGTGAATACGATGCAAGATAGAGTATTGGAAGAATTGAAAGCATTAGGTAATAGAGTTAGTATGAATGAAGAACAAATTGTAGCAAAGTATAATGAAATTGCTACACAGAACAACCTAGATATGGAGCAGCCTCGCTCTGGTATGATTGCGCTAACATTAACGCGCAATTTTATCCGTGGGGCTTTACGCTCTAAGTCATCTAGCAGTAAAAGCACCTTTGGGAATCAAGGTTTTGGTTTCCTAGTAGGTGT